TATCATTATTCCTTCACTTCAACATTTGTTTCTGTAGCAACAACGGTCTCCAATTTTCTAACCATCTTTATAATTCTTACTACTCTATCTGCATAATCATCCGTAGTTGAAAACTTGGTTAAAGTTTTTAACAACTTAAATGGTTCTAATGTATCTGAAAATTTTAATTGATTTGCTCGTTCTTTTCTAAATTCTTCATAAGCAGGATGTTCATTTAATATTCTAATATATTCTTTTACTGATTTACATTTTGATGAAAATACTCTTACACCCCAACCAGGCCATTTCTTAATACCTGTTGGTAGTAAATACTTCGCATTTTTATCCCAAACTCTTATACCGTATAAATTATTTGCCTCTCTAGCAAATCTACTCATACCCCAACCAGACTCTAAAGCGGCCTGTGCTGTAATCATTTCGTATGGTACTCTTTTATCAATTGGTAATGCAAAATTTAAATAATCTATACATTTGTGCATAACTTTAACAAATTGTACATCAGTTTCATATTCAAATGATGGTTCTCTTAATTGTAAATCTATTATTTTATTAATATAGTATTTTTCTGTTCCCAAAGCAACTCTTTTTACTGCAAATGGATTTGGTTGGAATGTACCAACAGCAAACGCAACAGCACCTACAATAACTACACCAAGCATAACTTTTAAATAATGCTTCCAATTAAATTTTGTTATCATTTTAATTATTATTCTTTTTTATCGTCTTATTTTCACTCTCTTTTGTACAAAATAGTCATATCCCATTTCTTCAAATTTTTTTTGTGCAAATGTTAATCTGCCATCAGCAGTTAGTTTTCTATACGAATTGAATATTTTTTTATTAGTTCGTCCTGGAAAATTATCTAGTATATCCTTATACAAATATCCTGTATAATAAGGTATCCATTTATTTGGTTGTGAACCTTTTAATGTGTTTTGAATTATGTTAATACCTTTTCGGATATTATCTTTAACGTGGTCGTCTATGAAATTTTTATCTTCGTTTAAATGTGTCATAATATAATATAGTATAATTAAATGTCAAGTCCAATATAATTTAATTTTGGTCTAAATGAGTAAAATAACTCATTATGATTTCCTGTATCTCCTTTATTATTCATTTGATATAGGTGAATCATTTCGTGGCATAATGTATCCAAAAATTCTTTTTTATTTCTATACTTTGGTAACATATTTAAATGGTAAACTCTTGTCCCTTTACGTTCCCATTCGTAGCAAACTACCTCTCCTCTACATTGTCTTAAATTGACAATTTTAATGTCATTAAAGGCATCCAAATTATCATCAAAAACTGCTCTGTTAAACAAATTAAAATATTTTTTAATCTCTTTAAATGTAGTAGTATATTGTCTATTAAGATTGGCAGTTTCGCCTCTTAATTTTTTTCTTAATTTGATAGCTTTGTATCTTCTAGTGGTCTTTTTCATTTCTTTTTTCCTTAACGTCTTTAAAATGTAAATAAATTCCCATTACTATAATTCCTAAAATTATAACTCTTAATTCAATAGGTGCTGTCCAAAATATGTTAAATGTTTCAAACATTATTTGCACTCATTTCCTGAACCTTTTAAAAGTTCACATTTATATTCCGTATCTGCCTTCAATCTCATATCAGCAGCAATACCTTCTAAAATTTGAGGTAAATTTGCTTCTAATACCGTAATCATTTCAACAACAAAAATATGAGCAATGGCCTGAATTTCGCTCTCCAAAACTTTAACCATTTGTTCAGTATTACCTTTTGAAACTTGGGTAATAACGTGACCTATTAATTGGTCATTTGCTTTTACTGGATTGATTAACGCACATACATAAAAATATGTAGCAAAAAATATAATCAATAGTCCTTTTATCTTCTTCTTCATAATATATTTATTTCTCTCACTTTCACTAGCTATAATATCAAATTTTAAGGGGTTTTGCAAGCATTATTCCATCGCATAAACCCTTGTTTATTTGATAGGGACAAGACAAATGTTCTCTATTTGTTCTCGTCCCTATAATCGGACTAATTGATTAATTCTTTATAAAACTATCGTTCCAATCAAATGCTTCTTTTACACATTCCTCAGTTAAACCTTTATATAACTTGTTAAGTTCTTTTTGCTTAACTGCAATTAAAAGTTTAGCTTCGTCAGCGTGTAAAGCTTCTAACATCTGAATAAACATAGTTTCTTTTTTAGTCTTTGAAAGTTTGTTACCATCTGCACCTTCTACAAAATAATACAATCGTCTTGCTTCTGTATAAAGGGTTGTATGCTCTGTACCAGCTGGGGCGTCATTTTCTGTATAAGGTGGGTTGCCTTCTGGTAAGTCCCATTTGATTTTTGGGTCAAATGCTCCTTTAAGAACCTGTCTTAAAGGTTGACTATCGTTTTGACGCAAAACAGCAATCTTTTTAGGTTTGTCTTTTGCGTTATTCACTTTGGTTAGTATTTCACTAAGCAAAGGAGCACTACTGCCGGCAGTTTCTAAATTTCTCAAAGCTGCTGTACTCATTGGTGCCATTGTTATTTACTCCTTCTTTATTTTTAAATTTCTCATTATTATTAAGGGGGCGGTATCGCCGCTAGGTCTCCTCCGCCCCACTAAATTATTTATATGTCAACAATTACGCAGCTTTATAAGCGTACGGTGTTCCATATAGTTTTTTGATTCCAGCAGCGATTATCGCCCTAGATGGTGTACCAAGTCTGTATGATGTACCTTTACGAGTTTTGTTAATATATATCATATTACCTTCTGCTCTTAATGTATCAATCAATGCTCTTGGAGACACTAAATCAAATCTGCTTCTCAAAAATTTCCAAGAAACGTCATTGCCTTTAGATAAAAGGTTCATCACCTTTGTTCTTTTAGACAATACTTTTCTTCCTCTTTTGGAAACAGCTCTTTGGACTGATTTTACTTTTACAAGTTTATCTGGTCCAAATATAAAATTAAATAATTTTCTCATTATAAAATTTCTCCTTCTTCAAGTGCGTTTATAAATTAATATTATCAAGTAGCACTAATTAACTTAATAATATATCCCAAGTTGCTTTATGGAATTCATTTAGGTAGATTATCATAATCTATAACAAAATTAAAGAGAGTCTTTCCCTTGAGAGTCTCTCCCTTCTTTTTCGCTACGACTATTTTATCTACAAATTTTTGTAATTTATGTTGATTACCTACATATCGGCTCAACATAGATTTAATACTTTCACTTACCAATTCAAAATCCTTCATCAATATTGGATTATGTAATTCCATTTTTTCTTCAAACATATATCTCATAAGGGCCGTACACATATCATCAACACATTGTTGGACATATATTTGGTTATGGATTTGTTTAACTTGTTTTTCAACTTCTAGTCCAGGCTTCTGCCTTGCATTTTTTTGATTTTTTATTTTATGAAAAGGAAAGAATATTAAATTATCCTTTTTCATTTCTGGTGGTTTTTTTCCGTTATTATTATCTTCTGCCATATCACCCAGCGTTTGCATTTGTAATTTCGCCCTTAAAATTTACTAATTCTCTATCTTCAAAATATTCTATTAATTGATTGTATCCGCCTATTAATTCACCATCTATTTTAATCTGTGGCATTGCACGGACTTGTTTTCCTATATCTTCAAATAAATCCTCTATGGATTTGAAATCTGTTTCAAAATTCTTTTCTGTAAAAGAAAAACCAAGGCCTTTTATCAAGGCCTTAGCCTTACTGCAATATAAGCAGTTCTTTTTTGTGTACACAACAATGTTTTTAATCGCTGTTTGTACCATTATCGGTCTCCAATGATGATTCCATTAGTTTATATGCTTCTTTAGCTTTTTTCTTAAGCTCAAAAGCATCCACTACATCAATCACGGCGTAATTATACATTTTGTTAAATTCGCCAAGAGGTAATCTTAAGCCTATCCACGCACGGTAGTAACCATTTTTTGTCATAGTCACTTCTTGAGCAAATACTTCGTAACCTCTCACAGGAGTTGATTCAATGATATTAATAAGCACAGTTTCAACATCTGTCACAACCGTTTTATGGTATGTTTTACCTAATTCGGTAACAAATATTTTCGCCTTCTTATTCATTTCACCTTTGATGATGTCAGCAAGTTCAGCTTTCGCTACTAACTTTGCCTTATCAATCGCAAGTTCTAAACTTGGTGAAACGGAAGTACCAACTCCGTAGATACATTGCTTACTTTTAGTTTTACCAAAAGTCTTTTTATCACACGCCTTTTTCTCAGCGATGTCAGCCATATACCACGCAGGTACTTTGTTAACAACCTTACCTTTTTCTGATTTAATTGTATAACTCTTTTGAGCACAATTCGTCAGCAATAAAGTTGCCAGGAATATCATTGTGTATTTCAATATTTTATTCATATTGTTTTTTCACCTTCCCTATTGTATTATATACTAATTGCTTTGTTTTGTCAACCAGCTGATGTTTTTCAACATAGTTGGTGACTGGAACATATGTGAACGCAATTAAAATCCACAAAATCCCCATTGTAATAAATGTTTTTATTAAACTAAACATTA